TTAGAATGGTGGGGCAGGCCGCTCGGGCGATTCACACTTAACCCGAGATAATAGTTGGCCCCACCGTGATAGTGGTGGTTGGGGGTGGCTGAGCCACCGGAGGCGCTCCGGTGGGTATGGACACGGTCTTAACTAGGGGATCGGTCATGCCACATTGGGGTTGACAGGCTCCCGAAGTGAGACTTCGTATTCAATCCAAACCGGAGGCGGAGGCACCGGATTATTGCCGGCGGTGATCCCGGACCATGAGCTGGCGCACACGATGGCCCCGGGTACCAGAGGAGCTTGTGATGTGAGATTGGTCCCGCCGTTGGCGTCGTACCATGGGAGTCGCGACAGAAGGTGGGCTGGAACTACTACCCTGTGCGGCTCCCATACGGGGGTGACTGCCGAGCAACGCGTCCCGTTCACCACGGTGATTGGTGACACGTTGGTGGCGAGTGTCCACGTCACTGTTCGGCCGGCCACGAAGCTGGTTGCTGTCTGACCGGCGTCTGTGGTGGGGACGCCCGCGGGCCAAATGATGTGGACCTTGTGCCACTTGACCAACGCGTAGTTGGCGGCGACGTTCTTCAGCCACGGGAGATTCTGGCAATCGAGATCGAATGTCAGATAGGCTCGACCGTTGGCCTGGATGGTCCACGACCCGAGCATCTCGCGGTTGCTGAACCGTATCGTGTCGCTGGGGACAGATAGGGTTGTGAGTGCGCCTCTCTGCACCGCGGTGACGCTGGGTCCGCCCAACCCGAGTGTCGGGCCGCCTGCCTGACGGCGGCGACGCCGTTGACGGTTGGGCATCACTCTGGTCTTGAGACTCTTGCCGTTGGTTTTGCTGCTCATTTTGCTCTCTGAACTCGTCAGGGATGAATACATTACCACGCCAAACAGTTGGCACCTTGACTTGTGGTTGCAGATGTTCAAGGTAGCCTGTGGGAAAATCCGCCAGACCTTGTGCCCGATCCAGTTCTTCACAGATTTTGTCAAGGACCTCGGAATCAATCTGCAGCGAGTCGCAAGCTACGCGGCGAACAAGATGGTGGATCGCCGGGTATTGAGGAGGTGACACTCCGTCCAAGGACAGATAACTGCGCTCCGAAGGTATGAACGGAGCGGAGTCGCCGCAAATGCGGAGAACGGCATTGGCCCAGTTAGCTAGGACTGGTGTCTGCCGATCAGTCACCAAATATCCGAGCGCACGATTGATGAGTGCGGCTTCGGGTGTATATCCACAGTTACATTGAACGTGGCACTTGCGGATGGCTCGCTGGAGGTCTGTGATGGAGTTCGGGGTCGTCCAAGGATCGAGGAATTCCCTGGATAAGAAGACGACAGTGTCTCCGGGTCGGCGGACCTCAAATTTGAGTTTGACTCCGAATAACTCGGCGGCTCGTTTGTATTGATGTTCTGGTATATCAGGTGTGAGACCGTCATCGCCTCCGTAGATACCAAGTATCCCCACAGCTTGCTCGTGGGTTCGCCCGTCGAGGCGGGCGGCGCAGTAGGCGACAGTAGCGTTGACCAGTGTGTTGAATGCGGACGTATCGCTTGACCCAGACAACCGGGTATGGTTGGTTGAGTAGCGTACTCCGAAGCGAGTCTTTGCTTTCGCGTTGTACTGACATCGCAATAGACTTCTCCACTCTCTTCGAACCTCGGGGTGAAACAAAAGGTCTCCGAGAAACTCTTCCATAGAGACCATGTATTCCGAGTGGGTGCCATCGAATGCGGAAAAGTCGGTTGGCACAACGAACTGGCTAGCGCGACAAACTTGATGTACACGGTGCGCGATCTCGGCCAAATTCCGTCCAAAAGCGTACCAAGGCTGGGGCTTCAGGATGTGCTCGGAAATGGCATAAATATATGAGCCGTAGAGTGTTCGGTGGCTGGCAGGCGTGGTGGATATGTTCCTGGGAGCTTTAACATCGGGGTATGTCTCGGCCTTTTGAAAAGATTGCACCTCAAACTTAACAAAGGGAATCCAGTTAAGTACGCGCTGCCAGCTAGCGCGTTGGGAGGGGCGATTCTGAGCATCAGTGACGCTCTCAATGTTCCACGGCCGCACGGTGCCACGTATGTGGGGGGGTACCAACGACATAATGAATTCCCGCACCCACTTCTGGACGAAGGGAGGGGGCTGCTTTGTATTGTTAATCTTCGTGAGGCGCTCTTCAACACACTGGGTATCGTTGTTGAAGGACTTCCCCGGCGCGACGGCACCATCGGCGAGCGGTGGGCAAGCCGTTGAGGCTGTGGGGGCAGCATCCTCGTAAACGAGAGGCCCCGGTGCCTGATAGTTGAGGGGGTCAATCTCAACAGGCATCATCCGCGCTTGATTCAACATTTTCCTCACGAGCTCAACGTTCTGGAACAAAAACGGAGCGTTAACAACAGCACGCTTGTCCGCAGTATGATTGAGAACACGCTCG